GGGCACCCGAGCAGATCTCCTCATGTCGCCTGCCGCGACGCGGGCGCGGACGAACCAGATCCCGCAAGCGAGCGCGACCCACCCCTTCGGTGGCACCCCGACGAACATGCTGCCGAGCAGGCTGCCAGACGTGAACTACCAAAACACCCTCGGGCGACCGATGATCGTTTGCGCGACGTCGAACTCTCAGGTCACGATTCACGCCGGGCCAAACAACCCAGCGGGCAGCGTCTTCGCCCGGAACAGCAACGTGATCGCGGGATGGGCAGCCTATGCCATGGCGGTGATCCCAGCGGGCTGGTGGTATCGCATCACGATCAATGCTACGGCGAGTTTTATCGCATGGGTGGAGTATCGCTGATGGACAGCCGGGCCCTCGTCGCCGTGATTCTGACCGTGGGCGTCGTGCTTGCGGTTCTGAGCGGCACGTCCTTTCGCTACATCTGGACCCCGATCAACGCCCCGCCGCTTGACCCCGCATCGGTCGAGATGTGGAACGACCTCCTGCTCGTCGTCCTCGGGATGCTGGCAGGCTTCATTTCAGGGAGAGACAAATGAGCGACACCCTTCTGAAACAGCTTGCGGCATGGGCCGAGACCGAAGGTTTCGACCGCGACAAGGACTACACCCTGCCGATCAGCGAAGGCGATGAACCCGAGGCGGCACCCCCACCCCCGCCGCCCGTGCTGGCCCCCGGACAGTTGTCCCCCAACTTCAACGAACGCGAATTCCGCTGCCGGGGCACGGGCACCCTGCCTCCGGGCGGAATGGACCCGCGCCTGATCGACGTCCTGCAGCGCATCCGCGACCACTACGGCGTCCCGGTGACGATCAACTCGGGCTTCCGTTCGGCGTCGCACAACGCGGCGGTGGGAGGGGCGCGGAACAGCCAGCACCTTCTGGGCACGGCGGCAGACTTCGTCGTCCGGGGGATCAGCCCTGCGCAGGTTTTCCGCGATCTGGACCCGCTGTGGCCGGGCGGGCTGGGCAGGTATTCCGGCTTCACCCACATCGACACCCGCGCCGTCCGCACGCGCTGGTAAAGGAAAGGCCCGCCGATCTTTCGACCGACGGGCCCTCATCCATCCCCATCCACCAAGAGCCCCGACTGTAGGGCCCCAGCCAGCGCCGTCAACCGGGCTCGGGGGTTTCCCGCGCATCCTCGGCAGGCAGATCGGCGGAAAGCCCCTGCAGGAGCCGTTTGATGGCCTCCCGCTCGCGGCGAAACTTGTCCAGCGTGGTGATGACGAAAACCTTCTTGGGGTCGGCCTCCGGATCAGAGTCGAGGATCCTGAACAGGGAGCCCGAGAGGATGGTCGCCAATGTTTCATGTGAAACAATCGACGTGTCCACGGGCGCGGCAGGCGCGGCCTTCGGTTTCTTGATCGGCTCTTGATCGGTGCGGGGATGCACAGGTGCGGTTTCGACCTTGTAGCCCATGGCGGCAAGCAGCTTGCGGACGTCTTCGTGCGGGGTCTGGTAGCGATTCGAGATGGCCTGCAGGGAGGCAAAGGTGATGAGCCCGTCGTGCTTCGCGGCATCGCGGGAAATCAGCTTGCGCTTGGTCGCGGTGATGGTCATGCGGTCATCTTCCCCGGAGCCCGGTGCAGCGCAGCCAAGACGTCGGCATCGCGCGCCTGAGACAGCTTGCGGATTTCATCCTGCCGGGTTTGCCAGAGAACGAAGGCTGCCGTGCAGTAGGCCATCCCTTCCTCTTTCGAGGCGAAGACGTGCAGGATTTCGTCATAGGTCGGGACAAAGAACTTCGGATCCAGAAAGCCGTCGGGCTTCATCGGCGACAGCTTCACCCGAATCCCGAGGCTGATGACCTGACAGGGGCGCGAGTAGGGGCAGTTGTGCTGCCAGACGCGGTGGTAGATCGCCACCCAGTCGCCAACCTGCAGGACAGGCTGGCCGGGGGCGTTCGGGGCGATGTGGGAGTGGGTCATTGGAGGGCTTTCGGGTTCAGGGTGGCGAGGGTTTCAGCAGCAAGCGCGCGGGGGTCGTTGTGGCCCGCCGCGATGGCCTGCAGGGCAGCGATGAGAGCGGGGGTGGCACCCGCACGGGCAGCGCGGATGCGGTCAGGCTCCCATTTCGCCTCGTAGGCAGCCTGAGAGGCGTTTCTACGGGCCTCGACGGCTTCCGGGGCATGGACGGCGCAGTAAGCGCCCTCGGGCCCGTGGCCGCGCGATTTGGCGCACTGGCTGGGGATCATGGCCCGTCCGGGCGGATAGACTTCCTCGCAGCACATCGCAGGGTCGGGAGCCCAGCCCTTGCGGTTTCCAGCCCAGTCGCCATAGCGCGGCTTGTGGAGCGACGTCAGGGTGGTGAATTTCGGCTTGGCTGCCATCACACACCCCCCGCCCAAGAGGGCTCGCGGTCCATGAAGTATTCGATCCCCTTGGCGCTGATCGACGCGGCCCCCCGGACCTCGCTGCCCGTGAGGGCGACGCTGATCTCGTCGGCGACCTGCACCAGAGAAGGCAGGGCATCGCGGCGGGCGGTCTGGATGCCGTAGGTGACCGGGCGACCCAGCACACCGATGGCGTGCAGAAGGTCGGCCTCCCATTGCGGGATGCCATTAAGGATCACCCCGCCGCCGTCCCGGCAGCGCCAATACCAAGACAGCAGAAGGCTGAGGGCTTCGTTCGCATCGGGGCAGGACACGGCGGCAACCTTGACGGGCTGCACCCGCCGATAAAGCCCGTGGTCGACGGGGATCATACGGCTGCGCTTTTGGACAATTACGGGAATCATGGGTCTATCCTTTCAGGTTCGAGTCGCCGTGTTCGCTCGACTTGCTTTTTTATGCAAGTCATTTCTTGCGGACCCTACCGCTCCCGGTGGTCAGCCAGACGGTCGAGCATCCGGCTGAGAAATCGCAGGTCGTCCATGGCAAGATCGGCCTGCACGAGCGCGTCGAGAATCGCGATCTTGGCATGGACCGGGCCGATCTCGGTGACGAGTGCAGACAGGGACAACTCAAGGCGCGACGCGGCCTCGCCCTGCTTGGACGTCATGCAGACAAGGCGGGCAGGATCAGGGCTGCGAAAGAGACTCATGGGGCGGGCTCCGGTAGGGCGACGACGTCGAAGAATCCCCGATAGTCGCGCCGCAGGGTGAGGGTGAAAGTCCCGTCCTTGGGAACGGTGACAGGCGAATTCAGGTGCAGCGTCCGCGACGTGAGGAATCGCTCCGGGTTCGGGCGGGCATTGTAGAGGGCCATGATGCCCCCCGCGTCATGCAGGAAGTCCACCAGACGGTCGCTGCGGACCTGCCGTCGCGCGGCCTCCCGCATCGCCACGGCATAGCGGGTGTAGTTGGCCCGGGTGTCATAGTCCCCGAGGACATAGCGGCAGACGATGGTATAGACGTCGGAGACCGACTCGACATAGCGCGCCCGGACGCCCGGCTGCTTGTCGACGTTCAGTCGCTCCCGCAGATGGTCGCGGACTTGGGTCTCAAGCCCCTCGTGCTGCACCCACTCGCAGATCGACAGGCACTCGGCCAAGAGGGCATAGAGCGCCCCGTCCTTTCGCCGCACCGGCAACCCCCCATTGAAGGCATTGCTCCGGGCAAGGTCGAGCCGCGCCTGCAGGCTCAGAGGCGCGTCGGGTGAGCCAGCCATTCGAGGATCCTCTCTTGGTGCTGGGGCTTCACATGCTTGTCGGCCATGTGCTGAGTGACTCCACGGGCGTCGAGCAACTTCTTGCCGCAGATCGGGCATTTCCACCGGGGCGGGGGCGGATCGACGGGAACAGACCAGCCGCCCATGTCAGCCAAGGTCCAGATACGACCGCACCATCGCGGCATAGGTGTCCTGACTGGCCTGCAGCGCAGCGGCCTTCTCGGGGAACTCGGCTGTCGACAAAGGCCAGATCGCCTCCCAGCCGCCCTTGTGCAGACGATGGACCTCACAGGTGAACCCGAGCCCCGTGCCGATGAAGCGATGGCCGGGGTCGATTTCGCGCCAAGCAAGAGGCTTCACGCGCGCTGGCGCGCGGGTGTTCCATGCCGCGATGACTGGCTCGTGGATGGCCGGGGCGCGACCCCGGATGACGAACGGACCGACAGCTTGGCAATAGGAGCATTCGACGGCCATCGAGCCAGAGGCACCACGGGCAAAGTCCACGTCGTCGATGGACTCGCCGCAGAACGGGCAGGGAATGAGGGCGGGCGTCATTGGGCAGCCTTTCTTTCAAGCCAAGTGATCTTGCGCCGCGCCGCGCGCTTCGGGTGGGCGATATCCCTGATCCCGTGCAGCGCGGCCTCGGCACCGGACGACCAGACGGGCGTCGCCGGATCGTAGTCGAAGGTGGACGGATCGACAGGGGTGATGCGCAGGGCCAAGAGGTTTGCGGCCCCGTGGGTCTTCACCCAGCCGCCGCAGAGGCAGCCGTCCTTCTGGTGACACAGGAAGATGCCGATGGCCCCCGCCATGGCCTGTGAAGCCATGTCGCCGTCGTAAAGCGGCAGCTTGGCATACTCCGAGGGGTGCCAGATGCCAGACGGCACGTCGCGGCGGTAAGGGCAGGTCACGCAAGGCGCGCGGGCGGGCTTGGGCAGGTCGGTCACTTCTCATCCCCTATGGACAACAGAAGAATGATGGCGATGACGGGCGAAAAAAACACGCTGACCAAAACCCAAGCGACAGGCGACCGCCCGCGTTCCGCCGCCATCGTGGCAGGCAGGACGATGACGAATCCGATGACAAAAACGATAACAAGGATGCCGAAAAGAAAGTCCATGAAGGATGCTCCGGTAGGGGTGGCTGCCGCCCCCAAAGGGGCGGCAGAGGGTCTCAGACCTTGGCGAGCCGCATGCCCAGATACACACACCCGACCAGCGCGGCGTCGAACAGAACGTCGAGCGTGGTGGGCAAGAGAATCTGGATCAGGACCAGCATGACCGCGAAGACCATCAGATACTCGCGGGCGTGGGATTTGAGAAACTCGGGCATCAGAGGTAGGACGACAGAGAGAACCCAAGGGTCTTGCCGAGCGTCTCCAACTCGACCTTTTCCTTGTCGCCGATATCGCCGTCCGCCATCGCGACGTCGATCACGATCATGAACGCCATTTCCAACTCGTCGGTGGACCCTTTGGCCTTCATTTCTTCGACCTCCTTCCGGAGCGCCAGACGACCCGCCATGCCACCCTGAGCGCGGGCGATCTGCTTGTTCACGCAGGTCTCGATCTGGCTGCCGGTGAAGGCTGCCGACAGGGCCTCGTGGTTCATGAGGGCGTTCAGCACGGCCTCCACCTCCGACTCGTCGATCTTGCCATCGACAGAGGCGACGCGAGCCGCCGCCGCTGCGATGCCTTCCAGAAGGTCGGTCTTGCCCGACAGTTTCTTGGCACCGCCCCCGAGCCGTTCTTTCAGTTTTCCAAACATACTTTCAGCCTTCCCAAAACGGGTGGAACCGCCACCCACGGATTCGAATTCCGATCACGCGCCGCCAGAGGGCGCGTCCTCCCGCAGATCGACTTCAATCACCCGCTGCCACCGCGAACCATTGCAGCCGGGGGCGTCGAACTGCAGCCCGGCGTTCCCCCAAGGCGAAAAGGTAAGGCCAAACCAGACCTTCGCGAATCGCCCCAGAAACCAAGCGCCGCTGATCTTCACCATGTAGGTGCGACCGACCACGATATCCGGGTGGGTGTGGCCCTCGCTGAGAGACAGGTCGACCTCGCGCAAGGCAGGCAGGCGCGGCACAAGACGAACGGCGGTCATTGCTGCATTTCCTCCAGAAAGTCCGGTCCACCCGCGCGCTGGTATTGGATGCAATGCGCCCCGCCGTCGCGGCGGTCAGGCATCGCGGCAGGCACCATGAAGGGCGGCAGGCCACCATACTGGGGCAGGGGGAAAGCGCAGCCGTCCGGGCCGGGCTTGGCGTCGTATTCGCAGACGAGGCAGGACTTCATCGGGCCGGTCATGGCAGGGCACTCACAGAATGGCTGACGGCGGGCTCGTGGCGGGCAGAGAAGCGCCAAGTGATCCCCTTGGGGTCGATGATGCAGAGCAGGAAGGCGGACTCGCCCCGCTCCCAGCCGTCGTTGTGGTTGAAGTCATTCTCGCAGGCGATTTCGGCGGCATCTTCGGCGTCGAGGATCCGGCGCTGGACGCGAGAGACCACCACCCGAGCGTCGTCGGCTGACTCCCCGTCCTCGGGGCAGTAGGATTTCCAGACGTCACTCATCGCCCCGAGCCTCCCTGCGCTGGTAGCCGGGGAACAGGCGCACGAAGCGACCATCGAAAAACTCGAAGGCTTCCCGCGTCCAGACAGGCGTGTCGGTCCCCATGGCAGCCCGATAATGGACCAGCGTCATGCCGTCGCTTTCGCGCGTCGACAGGCCCTCAATGCAATAGGTCACCCCGGACCTGACATGTTCCCAGTTGGCGCTGGTCAGGTAGGTGCCGTCGTTCATTTGCGCGGTCATTGGGCAACCCCCCGCGCCGACTGCAGGGCGACGACGCGCATGAAGGTGCCCGTCTGCAGACCCTCGCTTTGCGCAGCGCGGATGATTTCGGCCTTTTCGGCAGCGGTGACCGCGACCTCAATGGTCGAAGACCGCTTCTCGGTGTCGGGTTTGGTCATGGGGTTTCGCCTCTCGAATGAACGGGGTTCTTGGTGTTCAGCGACCGCAGGTAAGCCTTTCCCTTGACGGTCAAGTCGGCCTTGTAGCTGCCGGGCTTGGGCTTGGTGATGAGGTGATGCTCCATCAGGATGGTCAACTGGGTCCAGCCGCCCGTGTAGCCCATCGAATACTTCCACACGCCGTCGGCCAGAACGTCCCGAGGGGTCATGCTGCCGAAGTTGGCATGGCCATGCACCCGCGTGACGTCCGCGTCGCTGATGATATCTTGGGGGGTGGGGGTCATGGGGTGGTCCTTTCAGGTTCAGAGCCCAAGACATACCCAGCAAAGACCCGGCAAGTCAAGTGGTTTTGCCCGATAGATTTCGACCGCAAGATTCTGACATCAAGATCGCTACATGTCAGAGACAGGCCCCAATTCTGACATTAAAAAACCCGCCCTCTTTCGAGGACGGGCAAGTGACGCAAGGGGTGACATAAAGCTGTCGGGCAGAATCCCTCGCGCGGCGTCTCAGAAGATCAGGACCATCGCGACCCCGACGACGACCGCCAAGATCAGGAACTGAACCACAAGGTCCATCAGCGCAGTCCGTATTTCGCCTTGCAGGCAACCAACTCGGCATCACGGTCACCACCGGACGACACCCGGAAGGCCAGCGTCTTGCCGGTCAGCAGGCACTTGCCGTCGCCCCCGTCCTTGGCCGCAACCGTGGTCGAGGCAGCACTGGACGAACGGCGCAGACGGCGGTCTTCGGCGGTCACACAGTCCACCATGCCAGCCTGCTCCATCGCCGCACAGGCGGCAGGATTACGGCCCGCAATGACCAGACCAGCGGCCTTGTAAGCGCGGGCGTCGTTCGACGCGGCACCCAGAACGATGAGAGCGCACGCCTCGTCGATCTTCATGCCGCCGACCCCGGCACCCCCACCAAGGACGGAGATTTGCGCCGTGGCGGGCGCGTAGGCACAGGGATTGCCACCCCCGAGGGCAAGCGAGCCCAGACCGGGAGCCTGCTTCGTCTCGTTGATGGTTGCCCCGCCACCGAAGGCAGCCGCGCCGGTGTTCACGGCGACATTCGCCTCCGCGCCTGCATTGGCTTCGGCATTGGTCGACCAGTCCTTGTCGTCGGCCCGCGCCGAGCCCACAAAGACGGTGAACAGCAGGAAGGCAGCGAAGAACGTGGCGATCAGCCAGAACATAAGCTGGGAGAAGGACAGGACGATGTGAGCGGCAGGCCGCTCGGTCGGCAGAAGGGTCTTGGTGTAGTCGCGCATGGCGCTATCTCCTTGGATGGGTGACAGGGGAGAGGGACAGGGCGATGGGGTCGCCCTGTCCCGATTCAGACCAGCTTACGAGCCATACTTGCTCTTGGCCTTGGCCTTCGCCGTGGCCGAAGACCCGCCGCCCGTGGCGGAACCCGAGAAGCCGCCAGCCTGACCAGCCGAGATCGCGCCGTTCACGGCGGTCACCTTGCCGGTCGAAACGGTGGACGTGGCCGAACCCGCGATGCCGCAGCAACCAGCGCCAGCCGAACCAGCAAGGCCAATGCCAGCCGAATACTGCTTGCTGTCGACGGACGAACCCGACAGAGCCGCGCCGTTGCCGACAGAGCCAGCGCCACCAAGGGTGGTGCTTTCCTGACCAGCGTTCGAAGACGCGGACGTGTCGAGGGTGTCAGCAAACGACATGCTGCCGAGGGTGAGAGCGGCAACAGCCGCCGCGATGATAAGTTTCTTCATGGTGGTCTCCATTTGGAAGCCGCAGGGCCAGCGGCGGGGTGAAGGTCATCGGGTGCCCGTCCCCCGAAGGATCAGATCAGCGTCTCCAAGTTTACCAGAATCGGGCGATAGAAAAAGCCGCCATTGCGGACGCCCGTCTCCGGATCCTTTTCACGCTCGTATTTCAACCAAGTGATCTCGGAATGGTCAAGGTCGGCAAGCGCCACCCCGGTCAGAAGCAGGACCAGAGGATCACCCCCGACCCAGAGGAAGGCGTCGGTCTCCGGGGCGTCGACCTCTTCGAGACGGCGCTGCATGTCGCGACGAAGCCCCATGGTGTCATTGTGAGCGTAGACCCCAGATGCGACCAGAGTCCGAAACTCGCCCCCGGTCTCCATGTGGACCAAGGCAGGCCCCACGTCGGGGATCGACCCCCCACGGGAGATGGTCGGCTGCTGGAGAAGCCAGATACGCTTGAATTTCGGGGCAACGGTCAGGGTATTCATGGACACACTTTCAGGGCGCAATCGCGCGGGAACAACTGAGCGATGGTCGAGGGCCAAAGTCAAGGCCCCTCAAGGATTCCGGCGAAAAGGTTGTTCAGCATCGCACGATACCGCTCCACGGCTTCCTTCCGGTCGGAAGGCGGGACGTCCAGCATTTCAGCGATGATGAGCCGCCCGATGATCATGTTACGGACACACCGCAGGCAAAGCCCGTTCGCCTTGGCATTGATCGCGGCCATTTCGACACAGGCACCCGCGACCGCCCGGAGCGCGTCGCGGTTGTGCGCGGGGTCGTCCGGCCCGCCGTGATTGGGGTCGACGTCGAAGGGCATGGGTTCAATCCTTTCAGGGGTTCAGAGCAGGAGCGTGCGCAGGGTGTCGATGGTCATCACCCCCACGTCGCGCTTCGCGGCAAGGGCTTTCAGGGTCCATTCGTCCTTGGACCCCTTGGCGACGAAGTCGGTGTAGAAACAGGGAGCCTTCTGGTCGCCCCGGTGAATCCGCTTGATCGACTGAATCCGATGCTCAAGCCAGAACGAATTCGCGGCATAGAAGGCGCGGGACGCAAGCTGCATCCCGTCGACACCCGTCCCGCCCGAGGCAGGGTTAGCGATCAGCGGCCCGCCTTTCTTGCGCCAGACATCGATATCGTCCAGCGACCGAAACCGCGTCCCCTTGTCGCCGAAAACCTCCTCCAGCCGCTCCAAGAGCGGGATGAAGGGAGCCCAGACGACCACGGGGGCACCGCCCAAGTCCTCCACCCGCTCGCGGATGGCGTCGATCTTGGCGTCCGACAGCCAGTGGACCGTCCCGTCCTCATCGCGGACGAATCCCGAGGCGATCTCCTGCAGGCGCAGAAGCTGGGTCAAGACGATCTTTGCCGTCACCACCACCCCGCCCGTGTCGGTGCGCAGGCCCGCCATCATCAACTCGTCCATCTGCGCATAAGCCTTGGCCTGCGCGCCCTCCATTTCGACATCGAAGACGTCGAAGACCTGCGCGGGCATGTCCAAGACTTCGGTGTCCAGCACTCGCGCCGTGTAGGGCGCGATGCGCGCCATCAACTCGGCCTCGTTCTTGGCCCCGACGATCCGGACGGCCTTCGGCCTGCCGGGCACGGGCGCGGTCTTGCAAAAATTCGCGCGGAAATCGAGGAAAGTGTCGGCGTCGCCCTTGTCAGCCAGCCCGATCTTGCGGGAAATGATATTCCGGTCGAGGAAGGCATACTGCGACCAGAGATCATGAACCCCCTGCAGGATGGGCGTCCCGGTCAGCGTCCGCCGCACCTTGGCGGGGAACACCCCCTGCCGCGAGTAGCGCAGCACCCCGCGCGTCTGCAGCGCGGTCCAGTCCTTCGTCCGATGTGACTCATCGACGCAAAAATACACGCCCCGGACAGACGTCTTCATGATCCGGTCCAAGAGCAGGATCGCGTCGGGCAGCTTCGGCGGGTGGCCCTTGGTGCCTCGCGGGATCCGGATGGCTTCGAAGTTGAAAGCAAAGACCCGCAGCTTGCGCTGGATTTCCCCGACCTGCAGCGTCGCCTCAAAGGCTGCCGTCTTCACCCCGGACGACAGCCCGCCCTTCGGCCAGACCCAGCCCTTGTAAGGGAAGATCGCCCATTTCGGGAACTGCTTCTCGACCCATTGCCGGGAAACCCTGTTCGGCGCGATGACCACCAGCGTGTCGATATCGCCGTCGAGAAACATCTGCCCCGCCTCGCCGATCACGGTCAACGTCTTCCCAAGGCCGGGGTCGAAGGTGAAGGCGAAGGGCGCAAGATTGCGCGACCGCCCCAGCGCCTGCGACTGGTGCCCCCACATAGGCCCGGAAACGGGGTAAAGAGAGGCGGCAGGCAGGGTCGCGGTCATCAGACGAACTCCGGAGGCGGCACAGGGAAGACAGCGTCCAGCGGACGCCACAGGTGCAGGACGTAAGGGTGGACGTTCACATGGTCGGAAGCGGGCATGCAATACTGCGCCGAAATCTCGGTGGGCTCGAAGAACATCCGGTGGACCAGCATCATTTCATCCCAAGTCGGGCAGCGGTTGCGGCAAGATACCGACAGGTGATCCCAACCGCCCCCAGAGGCAGCCAAGACCCGGAGCGAATGGCTGACCTTGTAGGAGCCGTGGCGCAGGCCAGAGGGAAGCTGGAAGGCCCCGCCCGTGGACTCAGGCACCCCGAAGAACCACTCGCGCATGGCCTCGGAGCGGATTCGGTAGGGCTCGAAAACAGGCAGGGACAGGTCACGCATCGCAGACCCCCTTCCACTTGTCAGCAGCCCCGCGACGGAAACACCCGGACGGGGTGTAGTTGTGGAAAAAGAACGCATAGTGGAAAAGCGCGTTCTGGTTGGTCGCGTCCGCCGCCGCGCAGGCTTCAAACAGGTCGCCTTCGACCACGGCGCGCAGGAAGTCGTCGTCCAGATCGCCAAGCGCCACCCAGAGGATGACGCACTCGTGCATATGCTGCGGGACATAGCGCTGCAGGCCGGAAGCCCAGAGCGGCCCGAACAGGGTCTCGTAAGCCCCGACCGCCCCCCGCGATGCGAAGGCTTTCAGGAATTCGTGGCGCGTCATCATTCACCCTTTCCGATTTTGTCCGACCCGGTCAACTCGACCGCGAGAGCCCGCCATTGCGCGCCAAGCCCCAGACGGGAACTGCACACAGGGCCGATGGCGAGCGCCACCGATGCAGGATGCGCGAGCGAGCGACCGCAGCACCCGCAGATGCCAAACGCCTTGCCGAAGGCAGCCAGAGCCCCCAGCATGTCCTCGCCGAACATGGACAGCGCCTCAAGCACGTCGTCGAAGCCCTGCGCCTTGTGGCGGGGCGTCACCAGATCGGATTCGATGGCGATGGCGACGAAGGTCCAGTCCGCCGCGCGCGGCTTCGTGGCCTCGGTGTAGGAGACCTTGAGATAGGGGCCCTTCGAGCCCTTGCAGAGCAACAGCTTTGCGCGTCCAGCGCCCGCCTTGATCTGGACGGATGGCCACTCGTTGTCGAGATGCGCTGCCGCATTGAACGCGACCCAGACGCCCGGGGCGAAGATTTCGGCCTTGGCTTGGGCAGGGGCGGCCTTCTCGCCCGTCAGCTTTTCGACCCAGTGCCACTGCTTATCCGACAGGTGGCCCTTCGACGTGAACTGCGCCACAAGCGACTGGACGAATTCACCCTTCCCGCCTGTGGCAGAGACAAGGGCTTCGATCCGGGCTTTCGGGGTGGTCTTGGATATTTCGGCGATCATGGTCAGAACCTTTCAGGGCCCCAAGCGGGCATGGGCGAGACTTAGACTTCCGCGCCGTCGTTGTCAAGGCCAGCCTTAACATATTCAGTCCGAATCCGCTGCCGCGCCCGCCGCCGTTTTACGGGGAGACCGAAGCCTTGCGTCGTTCGCCTTGACGTCGTCGCCCCACCCGCGCACCTCGCAGAACTGCGAGACCGCCTGCTTGGAGATGTTCAGTTTCTTGGCAATCCAGATCACGCCGCGCCCCTCGTTCAGGTAGCGCCTGACCAGCTTTTCACGCGCGGCCCGCTGTTGATGGGTGAAGGTCGACATGGGGTTATTCCATCCTTGAGAGAGAGTGACGGGCGAGGTTTCCCCCGCCCGCGTCGAAGATCAGTCCTGCACGGGAGCGATATCCACCAGACCCGCCTCGAACTGAGCCGCATACTGCTTCGCCTTGAGGTAGGCAGAGGCACTCGTCGTCCGACCCTGATGGACCGCAGAGAAGTTGAAGTAAGCCTCCGAGCCCTCGCCTTCCCGCTTGGAACCCAGAATGAACAGGTTCGCCCACGGGGCAGGCGTGTCCTCGCGCCCGTCGGGCAGCACGACGACCTGCGACATGATCGTGGTGTTCATCCGGCCCGCGATCTTGGCCTTCGTCCCCTGCATGCTGATCGCGACGGGATAGTAGAACAGCCCGTCATTGGACAAGAGGACGAACCACTCCGGGGTGTCGACGATTTCGACCAGCCCGTGCTTGGCGTCGATGTAGGACCGCTTGCCGATGGAGACCTCCTCGCAGCGCAGATACTCGGCCTCCGACACGTCGGGACGGACAAGACCGCCGCCTGCGCCCTTTTCGTCGCGCGCCTTCCATGCCACCCAGCGCCGCGCGTAATAGACCGGGATCATGAAGACTTCGGTCATCAGCGCGTTGTTGTTGGTGTTCAGCAGCATGCCAGCCTCGGCACCCTGCAGATAGGCCATGGTCCCCTTTTTGACCTGCGGGGAGTTGTCCTGCAGCAAGGCGATGCGCGGAATCTGAAGGTCGCGCGCTTCGAAGTGCAGGCCACGGCCCGCGTCGGCCAAGATGAGCGCGTCCATGTCCATGGAGCCCCCGACAGCCAGAGCCCCGCCAGCGCCCACCGTAGCGACCGCCGTGCCAGCGGGACCGGACGCCCGCGCCTGATCCGACAGCTTGGCAGCCTCCGTGGCCTTGGCATCCTCGGCAGCCTTGGCAACCGCAGCCGCAACCTTGGCCGCTGCCTTGTCGTTCGCCGCCTTGGTCTTGGCAGCCGCGATGGCAGCCGCCTCGGCAGCTTCCTCGTCGGCGTTCGGGTTCGGGTTTTCGCTCTCGACGGGAGCCTTCGGTGCCGCCGTCAGAGCCGCCAGCTTTGCCTGCAGCGCCGCGATTTCAGCGGACTGATCCGTGGTCTTCACTTCGCCCGTTTCGGGGTCGATTTCTTCGATAGCCATAGCGTTCATTTCCTTTTGACAGTGGCTTCAAGCCACGATGAGAGCCCGATCTGGCGCAGGTCCAGATCCGAGCCTGTGGCCAGTTTTTCACGACCGAACGCCTGAAGCGTCGATGAGTGAACCTTCCTCTCCAGCGCGACCTCGCGGTGGAACGTCTCCCCGAGCAGCGTGGCGATCTGCGTCGCAAGGTCGCTTTCGCCCGGCCCGAACTCGACGGTCATCGTCGTGACCACCCCGCCCGGAAAACCATACTGGCGCAGAAGCCCGAGCGCCTTGTCGGTGTCGGGCGCGGCAGAGATCGCCCCCTTGACCACGGTCGCCAGCGCCACCCGCATCCCGTCGCCTTCCCAAGCGGACGCGCCGAACTGGGCGAGAAGGTCAGGCAGGGCCTTGACGCGAATCTCTTTCAGCCGCTTTGCGTTCGCCTTTTCCTTCTCGGACAGGGCGTCGGAATCGTCGGTCAGGGCCAAGGCTTCGACCGCGAGCGCCGCAAGTTTCTCGGCGATCACCAGCCGTGCCTGCGACATACCGGAGGGTTCAGCCTCCGAGTTGTGGCCGATGGGTGGGGGGCTCTCCTCGCCCGGAACAGAGTCGGGATTTTCAGTCATTGAAACGTCTCCTTTCAGCAAGGCTGGACTTTACATCGCCAGCGGGGGGAAGCAAGTCGAATCACGCCGTGACGGCGACGGGAGACGTGAAGGCGTAGCCCTTCGTCGCAGAGCCCCGGACGTGGGTGGAGCGCCACACCCGCAGGCCCCCGCATGCGCACCGCTGACGCTTGCCAGCCTCGCCGTCGGGCGTCCAGACATGCGCGCAAGAGGGCGAGCCGTTGCGCAGGTAATGCGCCCAGTGGCCCCGGACGTTATGCTCCACCCGGACCCCGCGTGCTGGCCCGTCGCGGTCATCCGAGACAGAGCGCAGGATCGAAAGCCGCGACAGGTCGATACGGACGTGCGACTGGGTCATGAGCGGCAGCCGACGGTGCCCCACCATCTTCGAGCCGCCCGTCCGGGTGGTCTCGATCACGGTAGCACCGCTCTCCCCGAGAATCGCCATGATGGCCAGCAAGAGCCGCCCCGTGCCGCGCGACTCGAAGATGGGATCGACCAGCATCTCGTCGTTCCAGCCTTCGCTGCCGTTGAAGTCCTGCGGCGACGCATAGGCAGACCAAGAGCAGGCCAGCATGCGACCCACGGCAGCCAAGGCGTCGGTCTCGGCCTGCAGGTCGCGCAGCCAGACCTGACGGTCCTCCACTGACCCCTCGAAGTCCCGCGACTGCGCGTCGCGCATGGTGATCAGCGGCGGCAGGAAGGACGACCCGAGCAGCCAGACGTCGGACGACGGACGGTCGCGCATGATGCCGTTGATGATCTGGCGGACCTGCTCGGAGACGGGCTGGGGCTTGGTCGCAAAGTTGGCGTCGGCATCCTTGAGGATCCGGTCGACGTCGGTCTTCATGGCAGCGGCGACAAGGGCGGTGCAGCGGGCAGAGCCCTGCGCAGGGGTCTCACCCGAGAAGTCGAACGAAACCCCGATGGGCTCCACGGTCAGGCCGACAAACTTCTCGGTCTGGGTGATCTTGAGCTGACCCATGATCGACGCGCGACCCCTGCAGCCCGAATCGTCGGACGTGATCAGGATGGGCATGTCGGAGGGCACATTCTCGGTGCCCCCCATCCGGGCCTCAAGACCGCCCGGTGTCGTTTCGTTCAGGTAGGAGTGGTAGTCGATGGAGACCAGCGCCGTGGGCCATGGCAGGCGGGCGGACGTGGCCGCGCGCAACAGGTCGGCAGGCGGCAGGCTGGCCACACGCCCGACAATGGCAGAGGCAGCGGCGTCGAAGATGATGACCCGCGCAGCCAGCACGTCGGCGCGCAGGCGGTTGAAACAGCGCGCCTGCGACTTCGCCCCCCGCGCCCAAAGGGTGGCGTTCTTCGGATCAGCAATGCCCCAGCGAACGTAGTCGGGGGCGGCAAGGTCGGTCGAGGTCATTTCAGCACCACGGTGTGATGGGCGATAAACTCGCCGATGTGGGAGAAGACCGTCTCTCGGTCGGGGTCAGTGTTTCGCACGGCGAGTCCGACCTCCGCGTCGACGGGCATCTTCGCGCAATTCCGCATTGCAATCAGAGCGCCACGGCAAAGGGGTGCCCTGCGCGCCTCGCGTTGCGCGGATGATGACTCCCAGTCCACGGCAAGGTGGCAGGGCTGACGGACGGCCTCCGACCAGATGGAAAAAACAAACGACTGGGGGTCGCCCGTCGCTTCGCCAAGATAGCCGGGAAGGCTGTCGCGCCGGAACGGGCATGCAGCACAGGGGGTCAGTTTCATGGGGTCGTCCTTTCAGGTCAGGCAAGCCCTGCCCGCGCGAGCGGACAGGGCAGGGGGTCAGGCAAGCTGGTCGCGTTCGTCCAGAATCTCGGCCTCGGTGAAACCCGCATCCGCAAACTCGGACGCGCACTCAGGGCAGCACCCGTGCAGGTCGAACCCATGGCCGATGGGCAGGTCGTCCGCCGTCAAGCCGCAGCACCAGCACGCTTCCGGGCCTTCGCCCGCGCCCGCTTCGCCTTGCGCTTGCGCGCCTTCCTGTCCGACAGCGCACTCAGGACAAAGCCCGGCAGAGAGCCGCGAGACCCCGAAGCGGACCCCGCATCCGTCGCAAAAGGGATCGGTGCGCGAGGCACCGACCTCCGAACTGTGCGAGAGGCGCGCGGCCCGGTTGCGCGTGTTGTAGTCATCCCACGTCTCCGACCAGAGATCGGGCTGGCGCGAGGGCTGCGCGGTGCGACCGTAAGGCCCGCCCGGCTGCAGCTTGCCGAACACCGACCAGCCCGCCATGCAGGCGTTGTAGATGGCAGCGTCCGCCTTCGGCAGAGACGACTTGAAGTTGTCGTAATTCATCGACAGAGCCTCGCGGGCGAGGACTTCGGCGACCTGCGTGCGGGTGGCAAACACCCGGCCCGCGTAATCCCCGTGCGGGGTCGGGACATAAGGATGGCCGGGGAACAGCTTGGCCGCATCTTCGGCCCGACGGAATCGGACAGAGAGAATCGCAGCGGCCTCCGGGCCCGACGGCTTGCCCGCCGCATCCTTGGCAACGACGGACGCGAATCCGCCGCCTTGATCGTTAGAAAACAGAATCCACATGGTGTAAGTCCTTTCATTGACTCAGGGAATATAGCAGAGAGGGTCTGGATTGTCAAGGCCAGCCTTAACGGCGAGGCTTCGACTTCCCAAGATCAGGCTGCAATCCCGCAACGATGTTCGCTTCGAAATTCAGGTCGTCGACCAGACTCACCCCGTCCAGCGCGAATTTCAGGAAGCGGTCAGACTGCACGTCGCGGTCCATGGTGGACTTCGCCATGCGCGCGGTCACGAGGGACGCCAGCCAGAGCGTCGCCTCGCAGGCGGTCCCGGTCGCCCGGTGCGCCTTGTTGACGGTCTGCATCTTCCTTTCCAGCCGACGGTGGCCCGCCGCCTTTGCCTGCTTGGCAGCGGCGTCGCCCGCCGCATGACTCTCGGCCCCCAGCTTGGCGACCATGCGCAAGGTGGTGTTGATCTTGGCGACGTTCAGGTCAGACATTGGGGCAACCTTTCTTGAGAGCGCGACGGACCTCGGAACGGAAATTCAGCAAGGTGCGATGGTCGGACGGGGTGAGGGACGTGCAGAAGACGGATGCGACGCCGTCGGGGTGGGTGGCCTTGACCACCAGATGCCGCGACATCCGATAGTCGTCGATGACGAACCCCTCGGACGTTACCACATCCAGCGCGGCCTGAATGCGTCGGGTGGTCATGCGACCCCCTCCGCAAGTTTCTTGGCCCCGGTGAACGCGCCGTTTTCGGTCACGAAGTCGATGCAGTAGAAGCCAGAGATGCACTCGCCACCGGGGTGGGTCTCGGCAAGGGCGTCGGGAAGGTGGATGAGCAGCCAGCCGGTGTTTGCCATGGTGTGCCGGAAGGTCTTCGTCTTCACGACCCAGACGGTCGGGGTGACGGTTTCAATGCCGACCACTTGGGTCAAGGCAGTCGCGTGGTCGTGGTTCGCCGCATGGGCGAGAGCGATCTGGACGACGCGGGATAGGGGCAGGGGGGTCATTGCAGGAACCTTTCAGACAGCGATGGGACAGCCCCGCCGCATGAATCAGAAGGTGATGCATCCGACGGGACTTGTCAAGGCCAGCCTTCACTCAGTCGCAATAATTCGACGACGGGATCATCGCCTGCGCGCGGGCGGTTTCCAAGTCCGCATAGCGCCCGCCAGAGTAACGGGGGCAGTCCAGAGCAAAGCCCTGCATGATGAGGACAGCGCCCACGTCAGAGCCCGCCTGCGGCCCCGTGGTGAGGGTGCAGACCCCCACCAAGCGGTCATAGGACTTGGCCCCCGACAGGTCGCAGGCAAGCTGCCGCCCGTCGACGATTTCATACATGGCCAGCCGCGCGCGACGGCCAAGGTCGGTGTCCATTTCCGGGGCGTCCACCCCATTGAGCCGGATCTTCACGCCACCCACCCAGAGCGTGTCGCCGTCCACCACCTTCGTGGCAGGGCCGGAAACCGTCCCGGCATCGGCAGCCCCGACGACTTGCATGAAAAAGCAAGTCGCAAGAGCCGACCACCAGAGGACAGACAGAAGCGGGGAGAGGTAAGGGCGAATCACGAGTCGCACCCCCGCCGCTTGGCCTCGTCTTCACGATGGACGAAGAAAAGGACAGGCCAGCAGACAAGGGCCCAGAAGACCCACCAGAAGGCGCTAACGCCTTTTTTCGATTTGCAGTTGTCGCACACGGGAAGAACCTTTCAGGTGAAGATGAAAAACAGGATGGCAGCCCAGATGAGCGTGCCAGCAACGATGGTGAAGACCAGCCAGCCGCCATAACTGAAGTCGAAGCGACGACGGCCCATCAGATCAGCCCCCGTGCGAGCCCGGTGACGCCCGGCGTGGCCTCGTCGACCGCCGCCCGGACGGCCATCACCTTGAGCAACTCGGGTGCGTCCATGCCCAGCCCTTCGGCCCGTGCAGAGAGCGCCGTCATGGCCCAGAGCGGGATCCCGACCGAGAGCGGCACAACGGTGTCCGCGACCGCGACAGGGCGCAAGGGAGCGAAGTGATCGACAAGGATCGTGCGCAGCAAGTCCTCGGGCGACGTCACGGCCATCATCGACCGTTCAAGAATCACGGCCTCCAGCCAGTCGGGCATCCCGAGCGCCGTGGCAAACTCCGGGCGAATCTGCTCGGGGTCGGCGTCCTCGTCGTCAGTCTTGCCGTCGGGCAGGAAATGAAGCAACGGCGGGATGAAGTCATCATCCGTCGCGTCAGCGTGGAAAATGTCGCCCGCAATCCAGATGATGGGCTCTGAAGGTTTTTTCTTGGCTACATGGACAGCCATCACCAGCCGCAGATACTCGACGACAAAGCCGACGGGCACCAGCTTGAACCAGAACGAATCGCGCGTCGGGCGAAGATTGACGTGCAGCACCGAATCGACACCATCAAGAGTCGGAAACCGATCACCATCCCGGCGAAAGCCAATCCAGCCCGTGGTCGACGTGCGCAGGGCGACGCTGCGGGACGCATCGCCCTTCGAGACGATGTAAATCTGCCGCAGCAGGGAGAACTGCGCAGCGGGGGCGCGGGTGACGGTGTAGCCATCCGACCGAAGCTGGGCGAGGGCCATATCCCGCAAGGCGCGGGTGGTTTGATCGTGACGGAGAATGTTAGGCATTGCTTGTCCTTTCAGGGCTGATTGCTTGGAATACAATCTTTCCGAGAGGCTTGTCAAGTCTGGCCTTCACGACTCCTTTCAGTGGAGAGTGAGGCGGTAGGCGTCGGCAACCTGCTTGCCGATCAGGGACAAATCGACGGTAGCCTCCGGAAACATGGCGGTCGACGTGAGCAAGTCAGCCTTGCCCTTGGCGGCGTTGTTCCGAATCGTGGTGATGATGAGGTTCGCCGGATCATTGGCAAAGTCCACGAATTCCCGCGTGTTGACCCCGAGCGCGTCGCGCGCCGTGGCCAGAGGAATGACGTGGTCGACGCTGACCTCCGCCTTGGTGATCAGTTGCCCGGTCAGGTCGTCGACAAAAAGCCCATCGGGACGCTCGCGGGATTTCACGAAGGCATCGCGCGTCGAGCGCAGGAAGCGCCTGCGGTAGTCCTTGAAAGCGAGCATGGTGATCTCGGGCAATTCCTTTGCGAACGTGAACCCAGCCACAGGAGCGGCAGCGCGGCCCGCTACAACAACGGTCTCCACCGCAGCCGCCGCGACGGGAATGGCGGGGGCTGCGACACGGCCCGCGACAATGGCAGTCTCCACCGCCGTGGTGGCAATGGGGGCGATGGGCGCAAGCCAGAGCCCTGCGGCAGTCACAAGAGCGGCAGGCGCGGCAAGAATTTTAGAGGCAGACAAGGGGCATCCTTTCAGGTTAGAGAGCCTGCCCGAACCTCAGCCCGGACAGGAAAAGGGTGGCGTTCAGCAAAAGATTTGTCAAGTCTGGCCTTCACCTTTTCAAAGCACCCCCCGCAGTCCGACCTCGGGACAAGACCAAGCCCAACCCAAAAGCCCCTCCTTGCGCGCCATTTTCGTGACCTCGGTGATCGCCATCGACGCATTGCGCCCCACCCCCGTGACCGTCCGGGGCAGCCCGTCAGGGGTCATGGCAGCCAGCGAAGCCCGTGTTGCGGATCCCGTCGACTCCAGCTTGATGATCAGCGTGGTCACGGCAGGGGCTCCCCGTTCTGGTCTTTGGCGACCCGCACCCCGTCCAGCGTGACGAAATAGCGATCCCCCGCATGGTGCGACCCATACCAAGCCATCACCAGAGGCACTCCCTCGGCAGTCAGCCGCAGGGCGGACACCTTCGGCGTGGCGTCGGAGTTGGTGAAGACAAGGGTCACGAGAGGCTCGGAAGTGGTCGTCATTCCTCATCCTCCCCGCACAGGTCGAGAGCGTAGCGGATGCCCATGGCGGCGATTTGCAGGGCCTCCTTTCGGGCTGCAGCCGACCGCCCGGTGTCGGCCCGGACATGCTCGCGCAATTCCTCCAATTCCTCGAAGATGACCGACCAACCCTCGTGGGGCGAGTGCATCGGCGCGTGCTTGCGCCGCGCCCGCTCCACCTCATGGGCAACTTCAAGAGCAACCGCCCTTACGATATCGGTGTCGGACGATTCCGCAACCAGCGTCGCCTGCCCCGTCGCGAGCGCCGCCGCAATCTGGGGAGCCGCCGCCTGCGCCTCCTTGGCGATGACCGCGTCCGACCAGCCCTGCAGCACGTTCAGGTCGTAGCCCGTCATGTTTTCAGGAACCTCCCGCACCGCGCGAATCTTGCGCTTTGATCCGGATGCCAGAATCTCCGAAGGCTGGGTGGGCTCCGTCCGAGGTGACCAGCGCCCCAGAGCGGTCCATTGCTCGTAATACCACATCAGAGATTTGCCCCCACAAAGATGCCAAACAGCGTCCCGACCACAAACAGCAGGATCCCGAACCCCGGCCACGTCTTGTGCAGCCAAGCCTTCTCGCCCACCCCGGCACCGAAGCCCGTCCGACGGCCCTGCTGCCAAGCCTCACGATAGATCGCGTCCAGCCCCCGCAAGGCTTCGTCAGTCAAAGGCGAGCGACGGGGTTCAGGCAATTCAGCAGCCCTGCACCCACCCCACCCGCGACACACCACGGGATCAGGGCAGTCGCACTCGGCGATGGTCTGGTCGAGGTTTTCCCCATAGGTCATGGCTTCACCCCGTGCAGAGCCTTCCACATCGTCGAGACGTTGTGCGACGTGTAGGGCACGTTCCAAGCCGCCTCCGGGCGTTCAAGGATATGGACCCACTCCATCGTCTCCGACAGCTTGTCGAAGAACCTGACCCGCAACCGGACTTCGTCGGACGGCACAGGGATCCCCATCGCACCGCAGATCGCCACGTCAAGCGCGGTCTCCAGCTTGGTGAGCGCCGGGGTATACTCTGAGAGATACCGCTTCACAGGGGCCGGAATGTCGCCCGTGAACGCCTCGTGCATGTCGTGGCACAGACACCAGCGGATGACCTCGTCCGAAGCCCCAGCGGCCCGCGCAAGGGCAGAGACGACCCGGCTGTGGGCAGAGACGGTCAAAGCCTTCGGATCGCCTGAGAAGCGCCGGATGACGGCCAGACGGGCATGCACCGCGTCCAGATCGACATCGTCCGGGTGAGGGTCGGCCAGATCGATGAGGCAGCGCCCCAGCGCCAAGGGAATCCGGCAGTCCCTTGACTCCCTGAGCCCGCCGTCCACCCGCATGGCGCGGGTGAGGTTCAGCCTGCGGGCAGACCGAAAGAACGCCTCGGACTGCTCGGGGATATCGGAGCAGTCGGGCGGGGTGACGCCGTGCGCCCCCGCCCCATGACCGCAGATCACGCAGTCGCCCTGAAAGTTGACGTTGAGCGACGGCTGGTAGTCGTGGTCGGTGACTTGTTCGCTCATGCCGTGAACGCCTCCCCAGCCAGCGAAATGAAGTCCTTGAACGACAGGCCCTCGTCCTTGGCGGTCCCGACGGTCGCGGCCATCGCCTCCTGCACGTTCGACGGCGCAGGCTGGTGCGACCAAGCGAAGAACCCACCCCAGACCGCACCCGCATTGATGCAGAGCATGGAATGGGTGACCCCCGCGTCGGCAGCCGCCTGCAGCGCCTTTTTCAGCTTGGGCAGCGCCTTCGCCACCGACGTCTCAAGGTCGACGCCAGAGGTATCCTCCGACACCGCGATGAGCCGGGTGATCTCGTCGAAGGCTTCCTTCTGGGTCGAGCCCGTGGTCGCGGCCACCCCATCGGCGGCAGCCTCCACGTCGGGAACCTCGGTCGCCTCCATGGCCACCAGCGCGTCGGCTTCGATCACACAGGAACTGGCGAACAGCAGCCGCCACTTGTGCCGGATATTGCGCGGGGTCGAGATCGACTCTTCGATCTTGTCGGCCTTGGCGGGATACTCAGCCAGCCAGATCACGTCCGACCGCGCCGCTGCGGTCTGCAGGCCCGGCAACTCCTTGATGCCAGACGCCTCCACCCAGACGCCGAATTCATTGGTCGAGAGCATGGACTCCCGCGCCATCAGCAGGTCCGCGCCAATGGCAGCCCACTTTTCGCGCTTGGAGACTTCGGAATCGCGAAGGTGGATGGCCTGATGCTTGATCCGGTCGGCGAGCGCGTCGCGCATCGAATCGGGGTCATTCAGCAAGGTTTCGGGGGTTTTGTAAGCGGGATCAGACATTTCAGCAGCCTTTCAGGGTGAATTCAATCCACAGGGCTACCGTGACTTGCAGAAAAAAGCAAGGGGCCTTGCAGAAAAAAGCAACGCTCAAAGTGGCCAGAATGGCTACAATGGCTCCAAGTCAAGCCGACTCAAGCCCATTCCAAGCGAGAGCAAGCCAACCCAAGAGGACTCAAGCCTCCCGTGAACGCCACACAGACTCCACGGTCAGTCCACGGAGCGGCGTTCATGGACTGAATCAGTCCACGGAGCGGCGTTCATGGACTGAATCAGTCCACGGAGCAGCGCGGGCGAGTTGCTTTTTTATGCAAGTCGCCCGCGCGAATCGAAGAAACGGTGAAAAGCAGCTAGATGGTGAATCCCCGAGCCTCGGCAAGAGCAACGGCGACCGAAGCGACATCCTGCACGGTGTTCTCGTTTGTCAGACCAGCCATCATGAGAAACTCGACGCGCAAGTGCAGATTGGCATTTGCAGCCTGCTGCTTGCCAAGGTTCTCGTCGTGCTGGGCGAGTGCGTATTGCAGGTTCGACAGGTTCGCATACTTCATCTTGACCCGCTGATCGCCGTTCTGCTCATCGACACCAGCCGCGACCCACATCTCCAACTCGTCCAGCAAGGAAAGCTGGCCGGTGTCGTATTTCGGCTTGGTGTGGGCCTTGATGATGCCCGCCACTTCCGACCTCAGAAGCTGGGTGATGCTCGCCTTCGCCATCGACTCAGCAAAAGCCCAGTCCCCCGATTCGATCATTTGCATTTCAACGTAGTTGCGCAGCACAGGCTGACTGGCGGCACCGGAGAAATCCTTCAAAGAGGCATCGGTCGCCTTGATGATGAGCGCCCGCAATTCCTTGTTGAGCGATGAAACCTTCACGATTTCACCTCCCGAACGATCTGCAGAAGCGTCGGAAAGTGTTCGGCCAAAAGAACAAGGCCAGCCTCAAGGTCGTCGATGGTCATGGCCTCGTTCTTGCCCATCCAATCGGTCAGCCTCACCAGCGCCTCGGCATTGAACGCGAAGTTTTGCGCCAGCCCATTCCCGAGTCGCGCCGCCTGAACCATGGCCTTGACAGCGTGGACCTGATTGACGCTTTTCAGCTTTGCGCGGGAATCCAACTCCTGAATCGCGGCGATCAGCGTCATTTCCCCGAGGGCGATGGACTCGGCAAGATCGGGAGCGTCCTTCTCGATCTGGGCCAGAGCCGCCGCCGTCGTCGCGGTCATGTTGGCCTGTTTTTCACTTTCGGTCTGCGCCTCCAAGTCTTTCTGTTTTTTTGCTTCCTTGGCTGCGTTTTCGATGACACACGCGGCGTCATAGGCCGCTTTCAACTGCATCGCGCCCATCTGCACCTCCGCCGCCGCCAGCGGCGTCCAGCGCAGCACCTTGCGGGCGAAGGCGACGTAGACTTTGCCAACCTCGTTCACTGAGTGAACGAGGTTCTTCTGCCCCTGATGCCCCTCGGGGTAAAGCAGGGCGAAGGCCATCGCCCGCTGGCCCTGCGTCACGTTCCGGCGAAGGCCACCCTTCGACCAGATGAACGCCTTGATCTCGTCCTCGTCGTCGGTCTCGAGCGTGACGAAGTGAGGCTCCACCCCGGCCAGAAGACAGGCCGCATGCCGGTTTCGTCCGTCGATGATCTGCCAGTGCTGATCGACCACGATGGGCTCCAGAAGACCCTGCTGGCCAATGTCGGCAGCCAGAGCCGCCAAGTCGTCCTCCGACAACAACCGGAAGACAGCCGCCGCAGGATGGACCGTCACGGTCCCCGTCGCAGCGGTGATTGGAATAACCTTCGCCTTGCTTTCCATTTCAACATCCCTTTCAGAAAAGACCCGAAAAGGCTGCCATGTTAAACACCGGCAGGCAAGTCCGATGAAGCGCCGGTCCCGGCTGGATTTCGGAGAGGGGTTCGGTCATCATGGCCGAACCCCGAATGCGAACGGGGCAGGCCCGCCAGCCCGCCCCGTTTTTTTCACACAAGCCCTCGTGCAGGAGAGCCTATATGGCACCAAATTTAGACGAATCAGACCATTGCGACAAGCCGAATCACCCTGAAAAAAACGCCGGAACCCCCCAAACCGTTCCACACGATATCGACCCGACCGCCTTCGTCAAGAATCTGGTCGGCAACACGATCAACTGGGCGCACGAGCGCCCCGCCCTGAGTTGGGTCAACGCCGACGGCAAGCAGCCCGTCACCGAATGGCGCGAGACCGCCATCATCGGCCCGAAATTCACCCACGTCTCCGTCGGCCTGTTCCGGATCAACTCGGTCGCAGACAGGGCGAAGTTTCTGCGCCGCGCCGAAAGCTGGACCGGGAACCTCGCCATCGTTCTGGACGACGTCGGCGAAGAAAAGCACGGCGCGACCCTGACCCCACCGAAGCTGAAGCCCACGGTCATCATCGAGACCAAGCCGGGCAGCGAACAGTGGTGGTATGTTTTCACCCAGCCTTTCCGCGAGGCGTCGGCCATCGACAGGATGATGCGGACACTGATCAAGGCGGGGCATGCGGACGCGGGCGGCAGCACAGGCAGGACCGCCCTCATCCGCCTCGCACGGCTGCCGGGAAGCGACCCCAAGGGGAGAGGTTTTCCCGCCCGGATTGTCTTCGAAGACTGGAAGCGCCGCTTCGTTCCCAACCCGGAAATGTTGTTCGGCCCGCAAGGCTTCGACCTGCCGATGGAGTCGAGCCGCCCCATCCTCGTCAGCGCAGGCCAAGCGGTCATGGTGCAGAGCGGCGATGACCCCCTCCTGACGTGGTTGTCCGACACAGGCCAGACGCTGGAAGCCGCCCCGAACAGCCAAGGCTGGATTGCCGTCCGATGCCCCTTTGCGGACGAACACACAGGCGGCAGCGTGACCGGATCAGGCTATCGGGTGTCGCGCCCGTCGGGGGTGAACTGCTACCACGGATCCTGCGCACACCGCCAACCACATGATTTCTTCGCAGCATGGCATCGCAAAGGGGCCCCCGTCCTGCCAGCGCTGGAACCTGCGGATTTCGGGGCAGCCAATGCCCGCTGGGGGCACCTTCTCGACCTTAGCCGAGACCTGCAGGCGGTCCATTTGACCATCGACCGCAAGAGCCCCATCGAAAGCGACCGACCGAACCTGTCGAACGCGATGCCCCTCGCCATGGCCCTCGCAAGGTGCCGTCTGAACTGGCAGGAAATCGCGGCGGTCATCGCCGGATACTGGCTGCAGGAAAACACGCCTGACGCCGTCGAGGCTGCCCGCGTCTTGGCTTGGCGCGCGACCGAAATGATGAAGCCCCAGCACGATGCCTATGACGACCTGCACCTGAACCCCCTGCCCCGCTACAACCCCGCGACGGACGCCGTCGTCATCGCAAGCATGGAGACCAAGAATGGCTGACCCGAACGACTCATCCGAAAGCGCACCCGAGGGAGCAGCCCCCAAGTCGAACGTGATGAGCCTGCCCAAAGCCCTTCTCGACAAGATGAATTCCCAGAGCATCCCGTCGACAGGCCCCGCACAAATTCCTCGATTCGACGTCCACACCGAAACCCGAGCCGACGTCGCCACCGAAATCCGGGGACTGATCTCCAAGCAAACCCAGCCGACGGTCTACCGCTTCGCAGACCAGCCCGTGCAGATCGTCGAAGCCGAAGTCGAAGCCTTTCTGGATGAGGAAGACACCATCCGCGCCACCACCGCCCGCCCGGTGCCGTTAAACGAGCATAGCGCGACAGGCCACATCGAAGGCGTCGCCCGGTTTTTCAAGCAGAATGCCGACGGACCCGTCTCCAAGCCCATCCCCGACTGGATCCGGAGCCTGCTGATCAAGACAGGCGTCGACCAATTTCCCACCCTGAAAGGTATCCTGCGCCACCCCGTCGTCATGGACGGCAAGCTGGTCCACGGCGACAAGGGCTACGACCGCACCAGCCGCTTCATGATCAAGGCCAGCATGGCAGCCAAGGTGCGGCCCGAGGCAATGACGGACACCCCCGCAGACCTGCTGAAATGGCTGGTCGAGGAATGGCTGGGAGAGACGTCGTTTGACACCTACGAAGACGCCGTCCGCGCCCTGCTGATCCCCGCCACGATGCTGATGACGAAGACACACCTGATGGCAGAGGGCAAGTTTCCGGGTTTCCTGATCAGCGCCCCGGACGCCGGGACAGGCAAGAGCGAACTGGCGCACGCGCTGGTCGAAGTCGTCGCGGGCGAAGACGTCGGCGACACGCCGTGGCCAGAGAAGGACAACACCGAAATGCAGAAGCTGGTCACCAGCCTCGTCATGGCCGACGTCGACACGATCATCTGGGACAACATCCCGAACGGGATGAACCTCAAGAATTCGATCTTCGACCAGCTTCTGACGTCGATGGTGTGGAGCGCCCGGATCCTCGGGCAAAGCCAGATGGTCAACGCGCCCTGCCATGCGATGAATATCCTGACCGGGAACAACATCCAGCCGTTCAGCGACACCGCAACGCGGCTTCTCGAAGTGCGGTTGGTGCTGAAGGACGGCAAGCCGCCAAGCTACAACCGCGTCTCCCTGCGGCAATGGACGAAGAACAACCGCGCGTCGATCATCGTCGCCCTCACCCGGATCATCACCGAAACCCCCGTGGCAGACGCCGGGCAGATCGGACGCTTTCCGGGGTGGTTCAGGCGCATCGCCCTGCCTTTCATGACCCTGAGCGGGAAACACAACCTGCTTGACCAGTGGAAAGAGACCGCGCCGTCTTGGGATGCGGGAGCCTTGGCGGAATTCCTGCACGCGCTGCGGAAGGTCTCGACGGACATTCACCACGGCGACGGAACGGCGGCAGTCACGGTTGGCCAAATGCTGATGAAAGCCCCAGATGAGACCGCAAGCCTGTTCAACATCGACGATGAGGCCATGGCCCCGATCACCCGCAGGCTCCACCCGAACCCGACTCCCGATGAGCAGCACGATCACAACAAAGCGCACGCAAAAGCCGTCGGCAAGGTCGGAGCGATGGTCGCCATCCGGCTGCGGAAATTCGCGGACAGAAGCGCCGACGGGATGCGGCTTCGGGTGGACAAGATGAAGAACGACAAGGGCAAAACGACGTCCGCAATCAGGGTGGAGATGCTCGAATGATGACGAACGAAATTTCCGGGGGGTCCGGGGGGTTCCGGGGGGTCGTGTAATCCCCCTTGGTAAAAACGGCCTACCTACTGGTTGTATTCATCCATACACACACACGCGCGAGAAGGTGAAATCGGGGGGGCCGACTCCCAGACCCCCCGGAACCCCCCGGACCCCCCGGAAACCGAAAACAGACGAAAGAACGCCCTCAAATGACCCTCCAAGACCTCACCGATGCAGACCTCACCGCAGCCGCCGCGAAAGCCTTCGCAGACGTCCTCACCGCCATCGAAAACGATGACCCCAAGGCCGAAGCCGAAGCCGAAGCACGGCGCGCTGCCTGCAAGACCGAAGCCGCCATCCGCAAGGGCATCATCCCGAGGCCCGAACCCGCGCCGAAGCGCATGACAGCCTACGAGGCGTTCTGCGCCAAGTGCGAAGCCTGTCGCTGGTTCGAGCCGTGCAGCCATGCCATGAACAGCACCCTGCGCTGCACGGGCAAGCATCAGCACGAAGCCAAGGCAGCCTGATGACGGTCGGGCATATGCCACCCGAGGCAGGAATCGGCCCCAAAGGTCCAGAATCGACATACGCGCAAACCGCGCGCGCCTCTTGCGCCGATGTGGACGGGTGTTTAACACTTCCCGGCATGGGCAAACTGATCCGCACCGAATCCGACCTCTGGACGGCCATGCAGCCGATCATCGACCGCCTGCGCTGGTTCGGCGAGCGGATCGAAGACCGCACCAAGGCCGGGCTGCCGGATTGCTACATCGGGGCAGGGCAGGCAGGGCGGGCATGGGTCGAGTTGAAGGCACAGGACGGCGTCTACCGTTCGGGGCAGGAGGCGTGGGCCATCCGGGCGTCGGATCGGGGCGAGCGGACCCTGACGTTGCGCTGCAGTTGGGATCAGACCTTCATCGTGACGGACACCGCCGCGACCGCCCGGGCAAACCTGTTCGGATATCCCCACCCGCCAATCCTGATGGAGACCAGATCGCTACAGGAGGCGCTGTGCGAGGGGCTGTGGCAGCGCCAGCCCGAAAAGCGGATGGTGGGGCCCGAAACCCGCCAAGGCCCCGTGTCGGCGATTTTTCGGGGCTACAGGGCAAAGACGGAGGTTCACAGATGAGCATGGATGCCCAGAGTGTGCGCGACGCGACGCGAGCGCAGGCGCTGATCGAAATCGAGATCGAGCCGGTCAGGGGAATCTTTCACGCCGTGGCGACCTATGCTGTGCAGAGCAAGACCCGAACCCGCAGGCTGACGGGCAACACCCGAATCGTCGCCCTGCGCAGGATCGTCCGGACGATGCGCAAGAACGGCCATGGCGGGAAGCCCTACGTCGCCAACATCGACGGAACCATCATGCGCGGCACCATCCCGAAACGCTGGAACGACTGAGGCAGCCATGCAGATCGAACAACGCGACCCCAAGACCCTGATCCCTCACCCGAGGAACAGCCGCAAGCACACCGCACACCAGATCGACCTGCTGGCAGAGGCGATGCAGACCTTCGGCACCACCCAGCCCGTCGTGATCACCCAAGACGGCGTGATCCTGATCGGGCACGCGCGCACCCAAGCGGCCATCGCGGCAGGGCTGCCGACGATCCCGGTCGTCGTCCGGTCGGACCTGAGCGAAGCGCAGGCGCGGGCGCTGATTGTCGCGGACAACCGGCTGCACGAATTCGGCGCGGGCTGGGATGCCGACATTCTCGGCGAAGAACTGCGCGCGATCATGAGCGGCGGTCTCGACATCACCGTGACCGGATTTGACACCCCCGAACCCGTTGCACAAAAAAGCAAGTCGAAGGACGAAGACGAAACCCCAGAGCCGCCTGCCGTCCCTCTCACCCAAGCGGGCGACGTCTGGCACCTCGGACGGCACAGGCTACACTGCGGCGACTCGACCAGCCCGGACCTGTTGGCGCAATGCATGGCGATGAAGCCCGTCGCGATGATCACCGATCCGCCCTACGGCGTCGAATACGACCCCGCGTGGCGAGAGCAGGCAGGCATGGGCGGCGAAGGATCGGCCAAAGGCGTGGTGCTGAACGATGACCGCGCCGATTGGGCTGAAGTCTGGGCAGGCTTCACCGGCAAGGTGGCCTTCGTCTGGCACGCGGGCACCAAGGCGCAGGACGTTCACGAGAGCCTCGTCAAAGCGGGCTTCGACGTGAAGGCGCAGATCGTCTGGGTCAAGAATCGAGCCGCCATCGGGCGCGGCCATTATCACCACGGCCACGAGCCGTGCTTTTTCGCCGTCCGCAAGGGATCAAAGCCAAAGTGGTTCGGCCCGGCGCTGTCGACAGTCTGGGAGATCGGCCACTCGAAGTCGTTCACCGGGCACGGCACCCAGAAGCCGGTCGAAAGTTTCAGGCGTCCGATGTTGACTTGCACCCTGCCGGGGGACGTCGTTTTCGAGCCGTTCAGCGGATCCGGAACGTGCATCGTCACCGCAGAGATGATCGGCAGAATATGCGTCGCTATCGAACTGAGCCCCGCCTATTGCGACGTCGGCGCGCAACGCTGGGCGCGCTGGACGGGCGAGAAGCCCAAGCTGATGCGGGCGGGCGTCGAGGTTCAGATCGACACCCCGGAACCCGCACAGGGCCAAGGCGTCGAGGAAATCGCATGATCATCACCGACACGCCCATCGAAAGCCTGCGCCCCCACCCGCAGAACAGCCGCACCCACTCGGCAGAGCAGGTCCGGGCGCTGGCCCGCGCGATTACTGAGTGGGGCTGGACTCAGCCTCTGGTGATCGACGAAGGCGGCGTCGTCCTGATCGGACACGGGCGGCTGGAAGCGGCCAAGACCCTCGGGCTGACCACGGTCCCGACCGTGCAGCGCAGCGACCTGAACGATTTCGAGAAGCGCGCCCTCATCATCAGCGACAACCGCTTGGGCGAAGTGGGATCGTCGTGGGACAAGGACGTGCTGGACGAAGAACTGCGTTTCTTGGCCCTCGCAGATTTCGACGTCAGCCTGACCGCGTTCGACCTGCCGGAATTCGGTCCACCCCCCGAGGAAGCCGACCCCGAGGAATCCTTTCCCGTCGTGCAGGCAGGCGACCTCTGGCAGCTTGGGCCAAGCGTGCTGGCCTGCGCCGATGGTGGCGACCCGGCAACCATTGAGGCGATGATCCCGCCCGCGTGCCTGCTGGTCGTCACCGAAGTCCCGAAAGCCCTCAAGGCCGAATCGCTGACCGCCGTGCTGGACACCATCCCCGCCAAGATCGCCTACCTCTGGGCGACAGGGCTGCGCAGTCACGTCGCAGCGAACGCGGCAGTCGCGGCCAAGATGGACATTCGCGCGCAGATCGTGGTCCCGACCGCAGAGCCGCCGCGCAAGGCAGGCTTCGCGCCCTCGCATGTCCTCGGGCTCTACTGCGCCAAGGCCGGGGGCCCGGCATGGGCAGGCGGGCGCAAGCAGACGACGGTCTGGGCAAGCCGGGCAGAGACCCCCCTGCAATCCTTCGTGCAGCCCGTCCGGAACCACGTCCCCATGGGCGGATGGTTCGTCGACCCCTTCGCGGGCGAGAGCAACGGCGCGGCCCTCATCGCGGCGTCGCAAACCCAGCGCAGGGCAGCCTGCTTCGATCCGGACCCCGAGACCTGTGACGCGATGATCGAACGATGGGAGGCTGTGACCGGCAAGTCCGCCGTCCACGTCCAGAGCGGGCAGACCTACCAGACGAGGAAGGATGCTGCATGAGCGAGAGCGCCCCCGTCCCGCCCGCAGGACCGCCTGTGAAGCCGCCTCCGGTGGCGATCAAGGCTCGGCCCGTCTTCACCACCCAGCACGGCGGCAAGCCCCGCACAGAGCCGCTGCGGATGGACTTCGTCAACATGCCGAACGTGGATGCGGCAGGGCCGAAGCCCAAGCCTGAGCCGAAGCCGAAGGCAGCGCCGAAGCCCAAGCCTGAGCCGAAGCCGAAACCAGAGCCGAAAGTCGTGGCGATGCGCAAGCCCGACCCTGAGCCGGAACCCGAGATGATCCTGCCGTCAGTCGGGCAGACCCCCATCGGCATGCAGGTCGAGCGGGCAGCGGGCGTCGGTCTCGACCGCAAGGCGATCATGGAAATCCTGAACCTGACCTCGCAGGAACTGCAGGCATACGAGACCGAACTGCGGGCGGGCGTAGCCAAGGCAAACTTCAAGGTCGCGAACGCGCTGTTCACGGCGGCATCGGACCACAAGCACCCGAAATTCGCCTCCTGTTCGATCTTCTGGACCAAGGCCCGGATGGGCTGGCGCGATCAGGGCGAAGACAACGGCAGGAACCCCTTGGATGAGCCCGACACGGGCGAGACCGATGAGGAAATCAACGGACGTTTCGAGAGCATTCTCGACCGCTTCCGGCAGAAAAGGCCCGCGCCTTGAGCCTGATCGACAAGCACCAATACCGCGACAAAACCCCCCCGCCCGACAACGCAAGCTGGGCAGCCCACTACGCTCTGGCGTCCCCGCCCCTGCGCAAACACATCCGCAACACCCTCATGCCGGGATCCGGCAAAGCCGAATTCGAGCGATGGGTCATGAAGGCCCTGCCGTGGCGATTCTTCGCCCGCACCGATCAGGTGGCTCCCCAAGGCGACTGGATGACATGGCTGCTGCAGGCAGGCAGGGGCGCGGGCAAGACCCGCACGGGGGCAGAGTGGTCATGGGAGCAGGTCCACCGCTGGCCGGGCTTCCTGCACGCCGTCGTGAGCCCCACATTCGACGACTTGGACAAGGTGACCTTTGACGGCCCGTCCGGGCTGATGCGGCTGGTCGAACGCTTCCCGAACAGGGTCCGCAAGGTGATCCGCAGACCGTGGCGCATCGACTTCATGAACGGCAGCCGGATAACCAGCTTCACGGGCGAGGCGACGGAGCGTCTGCGCGGCCCGGAACACAACGGCGCATGGATCGATGAGTTGGCGGGCATGGGCAAAGCCGCCGATGAGGTTTACACTCAAGCCAGCTTCGGTTTACGTCGGGTGGGTCCGAAGGGGCAGCAACCCCGGATGTTGTTGACATCGACCCCCAAGCCCCTGCCCCTGTTTCGCACCCTGAACGCCAGATTCGCGGCAGGCGACCCCGCCGTGGTGATCACCCGCGCGTCGACCATGGACAACTTCGCCAACCTCTCGTCGCACGCCATCGAAGAACTGCGCGGGCGATACGACGGCACCCGTCTCGGCAGGCAGGAACTGCTGGGCGAGTTGCTGATGGACGTGCCGGGAGCCCTCTGGACCGCCGATATGTTCCAGCGCGCGTCGATGCCGACAAGGCTTGACCGCGTGGTGGTCGGCGTCGACCCCTCGGGCGCGGCCAACCCCCTGTCCAAAAGCGACGCCATCGGAATCGTCGTGGTCGGGGTGACGTTCGGCAAGACGAAGACCGAAGACCGCTTCTACGTCCTCGAAGACGCCACCCTCGTGGCCAGCCCGAACCAATGGTCGGCCCGCGTCGCCAAGGCTTACGAAGACTGGGATGCTGACCGCGTGGTGGCCGAAGGCAACTTCGGTGGCGCGATGGTCGAGAGCGTGATCAAGAGCGCGGCCCCCAACATCCCCGTGAAGCTGGTCACCGCGACGCGCGGCAAGGTCGTCCGGGCAGAGCCCATCGCGGCCCTCTACGAACAGAGCAGGGTCTACCACGTCGGCATGTTCCCCAGCATGGAAGACGAAATGATGGCCATCACCGTGACGGGCTACACGGGCGAATCCAGCCCGGACAGGGCGGACGCGGCGATCTGGGGCGTGACGGACCTCATGAGCCGGGTGGCAGCCCCGTCGGCGGAAGTCCTCGGAGGATCCCGCCCGAGCCCGTGGAGGCCAAGCGTCTGACAGCCACAACCGGACGGCTTGTCCAAAGGTGGCAAGCTGCGCTATGGTGCCGCAAAGATCAGGGCACAGGTGCGAGGCGTTTAACGCATGGCAGACTTCAACGAAGCCGAAGCCAAGAAAACCTACCCCCTGA